TAGCAGGAGACCCAACTAGTACAGATACGCTCATGCAGTATATTAAGCAGTTAATAAATATTCTGGTAGGAACAACAGGAGTAACAACATTCCCATCCGAAGCCGCTCCAGGTAATGGGGTAAGTTTGGCAGAAGTTATCCGCGCTATGCATGCTGATGTGACGGGATTAAACGGCGATGTTATGCGCGGTACAGAACTAGCAGCAACCGCTACTGCATTGGCAACCGCCCAAGCAGATCTTGATACTCTGACAGGGGCAGATGGGGTTACTTTAGCGACTAGCCAACCTAATTACGCCCCTAATACAGTTGTACCTGATGCGGCGGGTGTGGCGGCCACGGGAACCGCGTTGACAACCGCTCAAAATGATTTAGATATCCTGACAGGTTCAGACGGGGCAACATTGGCAACTAGTCAGCCAAATTACGCGCCTAACACTGTTGTTCCCGACGCAGCAGGAGTGGTTCCAACCGCCATAGAAGTCAGGCAGGAAATAGACTCTAATAGTACACAGCTTGCTGCTATTGTCCTGGATACAGCCGAGATAGGTTCTGCGGGTGCTGGTCTAACCAATCTTGGTGGCATGTCAACAGGAATGAAGGCAGAGATCAACACAGAGGCCGACACAGCGTTAACCGATTACGACCCACCGACTAATGCAGAAATGGTAGCAAGGACTCCTACAGCGGCTCAGCTTGCTTATATAGTCAGTAACTCAGCAGATGGATTGCCAGTTACATTTACAGGTGGCACAACAACAACAGCAATATTAGGGAACGTAGACGGCGTAGCAGCTAGTTCAACAAATGATGTTTATAACGGTAGGGTGCTTGTTTTTAATGCTGGGACATTAGATCAACAAGTAACCGATATAGTTGACTACGTTGGATCGACAAAAACAGCAACTATCACGGCGGTTACTACAAGCGTAACTTCAAGCCATACGGCTAATTTAAAATAATGGCGCTGTCAGGATCACAAATAACCCGAATTGGGGTTATCGGATTCACAGGGATAGCTTATGCAGGATTCACGGCTAAAACTGAAGGCGTTATATCGCTTCTATCATTTGGGATACTAGGGCATATTAGTACAACAGGACAAGGTGTAATAGGTGCTATTAGTGCAGATGGAATGGGTGTTTTAGGAAGAATAGATTCAAGCATCGGTGTTCTCGGCATGATTAATGGAAACGACCAAGGTGTAGAAGGCAAGATCGAAGAAGATGGGCAAGGAATATTAGGGTCTATGACATAAAATGGAAGATTACACAGTACGAATTGAAGAGGTGCGTAAATGATAGTTGCAACTGAGGTAGGGCGAGCATTTAGACTGTCAACTAATGATTTTGATATGAGCGGCAACACAGGATTAACGTTGAATTTCACTAGTCCAACTGGAATTGCTTTGCAAAAAACAGAGCTAACAACTAATGCGGTTAGTGCCCCAGCCGTTGCATTGGTCAATGATCCTGATCTAGGCAATCAAGCAGCAAGTACATACTTTGAATTCCTAACAGTTGCTACCGATTTCACTGAGGCTGGCACCTGGACTGTATGCGGGATATACACAGACGGTACTCCAAAAGTCTATCATACAGTTGCAGATTATACCTTCACAGTTCTAGAGGCGTGCTCGTAAACTAAAGGAGAATATCTATGCCATGCGGAAAACCACATAAAGCAAAGAAAGGGAAAAAGAAAATGCCGAAAGGGAAAAGGAAATATTAACCGTGTTTATTACGTGGATTGTCTGCAAGTGGGATTGGATGATCTACAGATTCGCTTACGGGACAATGAAACGAATGTGCGAGAGAGACCCCGCATTTGCGTTTATTCTTGAGCGAAGGATACAAGAATGGCGGAGTAAAAACCCTATGAGTGAAACATTGGAAAAAGCTGCTGAATCATTTTTTGAAGCAACGAACGATGAAGTATAATGCCAACAGATTGTGAAGTAAGCTATTCGGGATATCCTAATAAGTGACCAGAGAAGCAGAATTTAACTCTATTTTGCATGAGATGAGAAGAAACTATCCGCATAGTCCAACAACATTCGGGATATGCTGCGTAGAAGGGTGCAAGAACCACGCGAGAGGAAGTGGAAAATGCGCCTATTGCTGTGAAGAAGAAATGGCAACTGTATTAAATAGCAGCGAACTTGCTGGGCAGATCCACACAGCCACAAGAAAAACAGCTGAATTAATTAGCAATGCGATAGAAAAGATTTTAGAAGCACAAAGTATCAACGAGAACTAATAATGAATGAGTATATAAAAAGATTACTAAGTACAACCCGGAAGGCTTGGAGGTGAGAAATGTGTGCAGCACCAATAGGGAATAGATTTTGGGAAGCTAGAAGTTCCCATGGAAGAAAACCAAAATTTAAAGATGCTGATGTATTATGGAGTGCTTGCTGTGAGTACTTTAAATGGGCAGAGGACAACCCACTATGGGAAAATAAAGTAACTCAATACCAAGGTGTCCCTGTAGATATGCCAGTTGCTAAAATGCGAGCAATGACCTTATCAGGAATGTGTTTATTTCTAGATATAGATAAAACAACATGGGAAAATTACAGAGTTAAAGATGATTTTTTCCGCGTCACTAGTAATGCTGAGCAAATAATATACAATCAGAAGTTTGCAGGGGCATCGGCAGACCTGTTAAATGCTAATATTATTGCTAGAGATTTAGGCTTAGTCGATAAACAAGAAAAGAACATTAAAGGCAATCTCCAGCTAACAGACATGACCTCTGATGAACTGGAGCGTAAGAAGCAAGAGCTAGAAAACGAACTAGCGGAGTCACTCAGGGATTGACCTAACCTTTCCATCCATCGGGCATGCTATGGGGCAGTAGCTAGGTATGATCGTATCTTTTGGTATGCCTAGTTTTTCGCAATAGCCGGTGAATTTACTTTTGAGTTCTTCATACTCATTAAAAGACTTGCATTTATCACATGTTCTTATCATCACAGCACCCTCTCCGCTAAGATCAACTATTTGACCTTAGTAGTCTAGTAGCTATTCGTCTGTTCAGCGTCATTCTATCCGCACCTGATAATTCAGAAGTAAGCTTGTTATAGTGCTTTTGCTTCTCTTTTATATTTTCATTTTCGATACGAATAAGCTTGGTCATCTTGATCAATTGAGCGAAGACATTCCAACTGCCATCTATCCTCGGCCGTTTACCATCAAAATTATCCATCATTTTAGCTGTGCATCTGTTAAATTAGAACGGAATAGATTAGTACCTAATAAATAAGAATGTATTAGATCAGTCCCCTGTAAATTAGAATTTGTTAACGTAGCATCTGTTAAGTTAGTTTTTTGCATGCTAGCAAACGCTAAATTAGCGTGACGTAAGTTAGCGCGCGATAAATCCATGCCGATTAAATCAGCACATTCTAACGAAACACCTTTTTTAACTGCAAGCTCTATAAGCTCTCGCTCGCTGACACAATTGTACGAAAATAGTATTTCCCCTGTTTTCCATTTATTAATATCCATTATCTTCTCCATGATTTTTGGCTACAGCGCCACGCAAGACAAGGTCAAATAATATAGGCTTGTTCTTATGCCAGTTGTTTAATGTTTGCACAGATGTTCCGCTAATCTCCGAAAGCTCAGAAAGGCTTTTCAATCCAGATGCTTTGCATTTTTCAGATGGCTTCATATCCCACAAAGCTTAGCAATTTGCTTTAATTCTTTGTCTGATTTAAAGCAAAGTGAAAAAAATGTATCACCTTCGCAAAAAGATCTACCCATCGATTCGGCTTTAATTCTTAGTTGTTGAACTATCAAGGCAATTACATTCCCTTTTTCTTTGCTATTCATCTCAATATCCTTTCCGTTGTTAATGTCTATGTATCTATAATACTATATCTATTTTAGTAAAGCAAGTATTTAATGCAATGAACTAATAATAATCCCTTATATACATATAACAAATCACTATATATAAATACACAAAAAAGCGTTACTTTGTCCCGCAGATATGCGATAATAGGTACAAGTTAACAAAAGGAGATAAGCATGACGTTATTCAAACATATTATTGATGGCTTAAACGAAAACGCGGCAATGAACAATCTAGACCATTGGTTTGACGGCTTCGATTCAGCAGAGGAAGCAATTGCTCTCTATGGTGATAGCTTCAGCGGAGAAACAACTGAAGATGAAATGAAAGCAACTGTACACGCACTAGGAGTAATGTTTGTTTATGATGTCGACGACATTGAGCACAACACAGCTCAGAATGTGATTAGAACTTGGAACAAGCGAGTTTGGGGGCAAGACTTTGTTAACAACGGATTGTCAGTACCTTTTTCCGGATAAAGCAAAACTATTAATACAGTAATCGGAGAGACGTACGAATGAATGATTGTAGAGTAGCATGGTCACCCCGTAGCACCCCATTAACTGAAATCGGCGTAATTATATCAGGTGGGTATTTTTTAAATGCACCTGAACCTATGTCTGAGAGATTTGCAAAGGATTTTGCAAGCAGACTTAATAATGAGACGGCGGGTTCGCTCGGAACATATCACGTAATTTACCCGGAGTAAGACCATGGGCATACTACTCGCACTATCAGCATCGTGCTTAATCATGTCAGCGTATTGCAAAATTCAGAACGCATCGAACATACACGCAGATTATTGGTTATATGGATCGATCTTATTATTCACCATGCTTGCATGGCTGAGCGCGCATCCAGTCGCAATGATTTTGGCTATGTTGCTCGTTGTTTCTGTGATTGTAGCCCAAGTCTTTTAATGGGCATGGGCACAAAATAATGGATATGTTAGTAGATGCTATACTAATAGCTTTGTGGATCGAAATAGCACTTGTAGCTTTGTTGGTTATAGTGTGTTCTGTGTGGGCAATTGTAGCTCAGGTATTAACTAAATAGGAGACTGAAATGACTAATCAAACTATACCGCATCATCAAACAGTTTTAATAGCTTATGGATCATCGATTGAGGGAGCTAGTCACTCATATAGTGGCTGGGTTGATTACACGTATATGCGTCATGATGGTGTGCTGTATGTCGACAGGGTTGGCCAAGGCGTATTCGGAGCCGATAACGGATATGGCCCCGCTGAAAAGCTGGGCTTGTGGGATAAACTAAAAGAGGACTACGCGGATAGAGTGTGGAGCGAAGTCGATGGGCTTAAGGCCTCCTCCGCGTTACAAGATGCGGCAGGAATTGAAATGAAAGTTCCTGCCGGAGAAGTCGTCGTAATGTTACGTAGCGGAGGGATGCTAGGCGGCACGTATGCCGAGTGCTGGGGGAGCGCTCAACAATCAAAAAACGGGGGGAAAATAGCTCCAACCAGGTACCGACAAGCAGAGAAATACGGGCGAGTATTACGCGTGGGCGACAGCCTCAAATTTGTAGAGGTAAGTACATGGAGCAAAGAGGACGGGCGTAGAATAATTAAAAACATAGGCGGCCAAGCTGTTATTGAGCAAGACCCGGCGGTTAAAGCAGATCAGCATAATTTCGCGCAAGAGCAGATATCCATGCTCATATTATCCGGCTACAGCAAAGAAAAAGCCTGGAAAATATTAAAAGCGGGTGGCCCTGGGGCTGTAAAAAATGCTCTAGCCTGGGTTGTAGCAATGGACAGTAAGCCCGGCGCTGTAGTATTGGCGGCACTACATGGATGTCGGAAATGGCATAAAAACCAAAAGGCTGATGCGATTAGATTAGCCGGGAACCCAAGCCAGCACAGTGACGCGTATTCCAGTATGCTATACGGCACTGGAGGGAAAAACGGTTTTGGAATGGATCGAATCGAAGGCGCATTTGTAGTGATGGGCTTAGCTTGTCCCAACCACCGGAATTCTAGGCATCTGCATGCAATATTACGAGCATGTATAGCAATGATACCGCTTCCAGACAGCTTAATTAACCCCGAATGGGTCGAGGAAAAAGTTTCGAAACATAGAACTGAGCCGGATTATAACATCCCGGTAGAGTACCAAACCGTATTCACAAACAGTGCAATGGAAGATGCGCTAAAAGGAGCATGAAGGAAGGATAGGAGGTAGTAAAATGATAAGCCTAATAATCGAGGCGATACTGTTATCTTTTTTGATAGGTGTGCTCTTAGGCTGGGCGGTTATGGCCCACATGGGGAAGCGGAAATGAAATTAACGGTCATGATTTTGATATTACTTGCTGTTGGTTTAGGGTTTACTTTTTACCCTGTTGAGATACACATGCTAACAGCAGTGGCAGTGGATAACTGCAAATAAGGGAAGATGGAAACACGGCTATAATAATACATAACGAAGTTATCGCAGGGGTCGCTATTAATTGCTATGTTAGTATAGCAAGTAGCACTGTCACTATTTGTAACCTCATATTTTTCTTTTAAAGAATTACTAGGAACAGCTTTAAATGAACGCGAAAGAAGATGAAATGCCTAAGAAAGCTATAACGCTCAGGCAATACATTAAAGACAACTACGGCACTCAACGAGCATTTGCTAAGGCACTAGGCGTTAAGCCCCACAGGTCACTCAGTGGCTTAACAAAGATGAAATCGTAGTTGGGGACAAGGCGTATAGCTTTAGAAGGAATCTCACTAATGAAGTATAGAGAGGAACTATGAAAAACAAAGAACTGTTTAGAATTTTTATGGATAAACATAGTGAAGCTGATTTATTTAATGAAGTGGAAAAGCTGATTGAAAGACAGATCAGTGATGCTATAGGTGCGGAGAATGCTTGCTTCTACTTAATCCTGCGTAAGTTATCGGATAGCATTAATAATCCTGACGGGGAAGTTCTCCATACAGAGCAGATTTCACTGTTAATTAATGAAATATTCGAAAACCACGAAAAGTATATATCCTTTTATACATAGTGTTTGCAGCAACTGAGAGAGTATAAAAACGATGGACAATATGTGTGAGGTAAAATGACAAATGACAAATGATGAATTGAAGGATTTAAGAGTGCGACTGAAATCTGGTGAATACGATGGCGTGCATATCATGCAAGCATGGATAGCTATTGATGAACTGGTTAAAAAAAGAATCGAGTTAAAAGAGCTAAGAGAATTTAGAGAAAAAGCATTTAAGGCATGATTAATTGACGCATAACAGTATGCACAGTCCAGGAGAAACCAATGGATAAACAGCAACATAACACAACTAAATTTAGCAATACAATCAAAGCAGGAGTTGATAAAGACGGAAAACCTTATATTGACTTATCAGATAGGCCAACAGCTGCACACTTTATGGCCCAGGCTGATAGATTTAAAAACATTAAGTGCGGTGAGCCGTGCAGTCCCGGATGCCAGGGGAAGTGCCGTTGTTTAAGGCGCGACACAATACAAGGGGGTATTGATGTTTTACATAGCAACAGATAATGACATCGAGTATTATAAATCATGCGGGCTTAAATTACTTGAAAAGCCAGATGTTTATGATGGCCCAAAACATTGGCATAGATTTGAAATAGAAGGCGAAGAGAAAGGGTTTAATGCTGCGAAAGAGTCCACAGCATGGGCTATAGCAGCGATTAGTTTTGGTGTAAGCAATGAAATATAACACAGGACTTATGCCGAAAGACCTAAAAATTGGGGTAAAGTTCAGAGATAAAGAAGAAAGACTCTGGCAGGGGAGAAAATATAGTAATTTTGTTCCTTCATCTGGTATCGGAAAAACATATATGTTGCAAGTATGGGTTTTTAAATTATGGGTTAATGCGAGTGAGGCAAAGAATGGTAGAACAAGATTATTTAACGTGAATATTGAAATTGAAATATAATCCTATGACAACAATATAAGGAAACACTAATATTTTGGAGGTAGTTATGAATTTAGAGACTAATAGAAAAGATTTTGAGCAAGCATTAGACGAGATGAAGGTATCCTTGGAGGCTATGGATAAGTGTATAGATTACGAAATTCTAGAACCTGTACATGCCGTGATAAATGAATATGAGGAACACTATTCCGCCGGAATAGATGAGATCATATCTGAGAGACACGCGCTACAAAGAAAAGTTCATGAGTTGGAAATGTTTAGAGAAAAGGCATTTGAAGCGCGTGTCTCTCAGATATGATATTGGCTTATAACAGGTGGCTAATCTCCTTACAACAACAATATAAGAAAACGCTAATATGTCAAAAGGCAAAACAATAGAATACATCCAAATCATGGAAGAGCAAGTAAGGAGGAATAACAATAGTCGCCTCGAACGGATATACGAGTCATTCTACGATTGGCAAATGAAGTTTGTAGCGGGAACGAAAGACTATACTGTTGCCGCATTACTTGGAGGAAACAGGGTCGGAAAAACCAGAACAGGTCTAGTGATAGATGCATATCACTTAAGGGGTGATTATCCAGAGAATTGGCCTGGGGTAAAATATGACTTTCCGCCGCTTTGTTGGCTATTAGGCTATTCAGGAGAAAAAACCCGCGATTTACTACAGTATAAATTGTTCGGGAGATACATCGAAAAAAGGTTTGAAGGAGGGCTTATTCCCGCAGACAGAATCGTAAGCCATCTATCGATGCAAGGCACGTCTGGCGCAATGAGAGAGGTCAGAGTCAAGCATGTTAACGGTATTTCTACATGCCAATTCTGGTCTTACTCTCAAGGACAGAGCGCGTTAATGGGTGATAATGTTGACCATTTTCATTTTGACGAAGAAGCAGAGAAGCCGGATATTTTCCCGCAGGTTGTAACCAGAACATTAACAGGTAACAGAGGTAAGGGTGGGGGGGGGATACTCACGTTAACGCCTGAATACGGGAAGACCCAATTAATTTGTAAGCTAATGGGAGAAAGTTCTGATTTAGAAGAGGGCGAAGATGAGATAAATATCGAAACGGATAGCATGTATTTACAAACTGCTACCTGGGATCAATGCCCTCATATCGACGAAGACGCTCGACGTAAAATAATGTCAATATATCCGGCTCACCAAAAAAAAATGCGCTCAATGGGCGTACCTTTAATGGGGGCTGGGCTAATATATGACGTGGATGAGGATCTAATAAAATGTAAGCCGTTTGAAATACCAGACTATTGGTTTGTTATTAACGGGTTAGATTTCGGATGGAACCACCCGCAAGCACACATACAACTCGTATGGGATCGTGATGCCGATATATATTATGTGATAAATGCGTGGAAGGCATCTAGAAAACAGCCGTTCGAGGCTTGGCATGTAATCAAGAAGTGGGCCGAAAACATACCTACGGCTTGGCCTAGCGATGGATTACAAACTGAAAAAGGTTCTGCAAAACAACAGAGGGTTTATTACAAAGACGAAGGCTTTAATCTATTGTCTGAACATGCTACATGGGAAGACGGGGGCAATGGCAGATGGGCTGGTATCGTTGAGCTTAATAACCTAATGAAAACTGGACGACTAAAGATTGTTTCTTCGCTTCATGAGGTCTTTGAAGAGCTTAGACAGTATCACACCAAAGACACCGGAAACGGAAAGTCTGAAATAGTAAAGATTAAAGATGATTTATTAGACGCAATTAGATATGCATATATGATGCGCCGCCACGCCATAAGAATAATGGATCTATATCAAGACGACTACCAGCATTTGCAGCAAGATCAAAGCCGAGATGATACAACTGGCTATTGACATTCAGCCCATAAGTGTTACACTTAATAATCAAACAACCAAGGAGATAGTAGCATGAAAAAACTAGTTGAAGAAGTTAAAAGAGTGACCGTATTTTGTATGAATTATATCTACACTGGACAATTAACCGGGGTGAATGACTCATGTGTATTGTTGACAGAGGCATCTATTGTATACGAAACCGGAGATTTTAATAAAAAAGAATGGGCTGATGCTCAAAAGTTACCTCAAGATTGGTATATACAGAAAGCCGCAATCGAATCATTTGGGTTGCTAAAATGATTGCCGGTAAAAAACATACGCGGTCGGGGTCGGGGTCGGGGTCGGGGTCGGGGTCGTGAGCATCTAATGCCAAAATTATTAACGTGCCCAATATGCAAGCATAAAGTATTGAAGAACTCGCATGCTAAAACATGCTCTGTAAGGTGCAGGGTAAAGAAGATGAGAGATGGTCGTAAGAATAGAGAAGATTAGGAATGGTCGAAGCGATGTTAAATTATTTATTAGCAGGTGATATATGACTTTATTTGAGTGGAAAAAGGCTATTGACGAAATCGCATTTCATGATCGGTCAATTAAAGATTTTTGCAACAAAGTAATGATAAATGAAGGAATGCACGATGATGCTCTAAGCCCAAAAGAGGCGTATATTTCAGAGTGCGTTGGGCTTGATGAATGCCCGTACGGACTAAGGCATTACCAGAGGAACTTTAAAGGTATTGGTGAATAATAAGGTCGCGGATTCTGTACACGAGTTGCGGCGAGCTAACCAAGGTTAAGTTGAGTGAGATGTGAGGTGATATATGTGGTTTGGATGGTCTGAGGTTTATATAGATAAGGATGGCATGCCGACTGAAGAAGTAACACAATGGAAGGCAAGTGCATTCATTCTTTTTACTCATGTAATTTATGTTGGAGAGGTAACGCCAGTATGACATTATATTCAAGTAGGGACACCTTTAGGGACACCTTTTTTTTATGTCCAAACATAGCAGAGGGGTGAAAGTATTGGTGAAGAATAGTGAAGCCACACCAATTGAAACAATTACCACGCTAGACCTTGCTATGTCTTTTTACCTAACTTCTGAAGATCTCCCTGAAGATGGCGAATATGTATTGATTCATTTATTGAAAAATAATTGGGGTGATTCTGATGACCCGCTTGGAAAACGATACTGGAAGGTTGCTAAGTTCAGAGAAGGTATTTCAGAAGAAGATCGGCTGAAAATGAAAAATGGAGAATTGATTGATCCAGACACCGTAGAATGGACGTGCCCAACACCCCCAGGAAAATGGGTTTCTAGCGAGAGTAAAAGGAGCACAATTTATAAGTGTGGTGATGTCCACGGGAACAATCTAGTTCCTTATGTATGGGATGAAATTGGCCCTGGCGCTTACTTTGGGCAAGAAGTAGATATTTGGGCAAGACTCCCAGACTTAGATAAGATAATAGGGGCGTAGTTTAGCGGTAAAATAGCGGTCTCCAAAGCCGTTGTCGGTGGTTCGATTCCATCCGTCTCTGCCAATTAAGGAGTATAAAATGGGGCAAAAAAGTCTTCTACGATTAGATGATGATGCAATCAACTCTCATATGGTTCAAGGGATCATGTCTGGGATAAAAAAGGAACTTAAGAGCGTACTAATGGATACGGCGGAAAAAGAGATTGATTTAGTGGTTGAGAAAGTATCAAAGAGACTTGAAGTTCATATTTCTAAAGGAAATTTCGGTCTTGAGAATAGCCATATATCACTTAGATACCTTTTGGAAAAAGAAAAATGAAACTATGGATATTAGAAAGAACTGATGGGGAATATTGCGATGAAGATGATCAACTTTGATGTTGCACAGGCACTGGTAAACTATGTTGCAAGAGATGGAGATTGCGACTCTCTTGCATGGGGAATATTGACCGCGAAAACTGTAAGAGAAGAGTTGTGTAGGGTAAGGGGAAAAGATAATAAGGTTTGTTTTCAATTGCTTTGTAATTATTTCGCAGAAAACCGCACGGGTAAAATGGTTGGAAATGCAAACAAAAAACTTGAATTCTTAAAGATTCTAATGAAAGAAGCTTCAAACACAAAGTAGTATTATATGCGTAAAACGCAAAAAAGAACTAGTCGTTTAGAATACCAAGGAGTTACTTCGAAATGAAACTTATACTAATTATTGTTCTTGGCTTACTTGTAGGCTTTAACATACCCGCTTATGCTGGTGATAAAAAAACAGTATGCGAAAATGCGAGAGATAAAGCGAGAGACAAGTGCTTTCAGGAGATAGATAGAAAAGGCAATAGGCATTTATTTCCCCGTTGTATACTGCCGTATATTGAGATGTGTGAGAGCAAGAAGTCGATGAAATATACTTATGTGGGAAACTAAAGAAACGAGGGGATAAATCATGAAAAGAAATATGGCCAGTTTTTCAGTTACTCCGAAATTAATAGAAGAAGCTTTATTTATGCCGGAAGGATACGAAATCGTTGGGGGTGAGTGGGATTTTTCATCGAGAACAATAAAGCTCTTTATTGAAGGCCCTGGCTTGCCAGTTGTGAACACTGGAGAAATGTTAATGCATATAAGGCCAAGCGTGACAAAGAACCAAGAGATAGAAGGCCTAGTTAGGTATGAGTGGAATTGGAATTGTAGCGAACTGGAATGAGAAGGATGAGTATTAGATGGAGAAAGGATGGTAGTCTAGTATGTGCTGCAATGAGTAGCGAGAAAGAAGGAGATTGCTATATAGATGATCGATTACACTATCAGCTATCAGTTATCTCGAAAGCGATTATTGCCGACATTGGCCACGAATCTAACGGCCTCTGGCACTGGGTACACGGGGATAAGTTTCTAAGGTCACAGGCTGAAATATGATTATACGAGAGACGGTATGAGTACTAATCTATGACTATTAGTTCAATCCACACACCCGTAAGGTGAGACCGTAAGGTTTGAACGGAGAGGAAAGCATGTGGGATGAAGTGGAATGTAAATGTGGACTTGGAGCCCCGCATATGTCTTATTTTCGTGAAGACATGTCGGTAGTTGTTCGAAACCACGGCAATTCTGGAAACACACTAAAGAAAGAGTTATTTTGCACAAATATGTACGGAGAAGAACTGGAAGGAAAGTATTTTTCTCCAAAAAAAGCGATGGCCAAAATAGATGAGTTATATCCTATTGGAGAATATTAGGAATGGGCGATGTTATAGAGATAAAACCGAGCATGAATATTCCGGAAACACTAAGAAATATTGCTGATGGTATTGAGCGTGGTGATATAAACCCTGACGCTATAACGCTGATAGCAATACCGAATGTATATCAAATTGGCATATTCAACGATAACGACGCGGCATCTGAAACTATATTTGCGTGTAATTACGCGATACATAAACTAATGACAGCGTCTATGGATATTAACGCATAACAAGCAAAAGCAGATGCCACCTACAAAACTTAAAAGCAACGGACAAACCACGCGGCATTTTGTCCGACTGAATTTTGCTTGTTATGCCGCTTTATTAAAAAGGTCAAAATCATAATGAATATAATTCCATCTCCATCAGAAGACAGACAAGAACATCACGTAAATCTTGTTGAGGCAATAAACCACATAGACTCTGTACAGTCACGCCTGGATGAATTGTATTGTAGAATTAGAGGCCCTGAGCCAGAAGAAAGTAAAGTTATCATCGATACTAACGACGCAATGCCGACACTTTCAGGCGTGCTAAATAGTGCTCCTGATCATATCCGCTCCAAGACCGAAAAGCTGCACAAGAGAATAGACGCCATCTCTGCTTCTATTTTTTAGCTGGCTAGCCGCTCAACGCATAAGCTGAGAGCGGCGAAACATCGCGCATCAGCGGACGGGCAACACTGGGCCTTAAAGGAAGCTATAGCTATGAATGACACTAAAGACCAGAAAAACAACGCCGAGGCCGTTCCGACTGAATGCGCCTTGTTATGCGACGCTATCAGATTGCACTTAGGGCAGTGCGCACCCCATATTAAGCAGCGAGAAACAAGCAAGTTATTGCAGCGTTCAGCCGATGAAATGCGAAGGCTTTACGCATTGACTGATAAAAATGCAAATGACTTTAGTGTTGAGGTTAGCTATTCGCTGACATGCACTGATTGCGGGACTTCGTTTTTTGAAAAAGGAACTGGCATATACCACTTTGAAACATCGGAAGAGGTGATTAAATTAGCGAAAGCCGAAGAATGGCGGATTGGCGAGGAAGTTCCGAACGGAAGTAAGTGGAATTTTTGCCCAAGATGCATATTAAGGCGTGGTGACGCATAACATACTGTTATACGGACGCAGGTCGAATAATAGTCAATATACCGCCCCGCAATCAAAATAATTGCGCCCATCAAAACCCATGCTATAATAAGAATATTATAAATTGCTGATATTCTTATTTAGACATGTGCCCAAATTGCATCAAAGAAAAAGATAAGCCGCTTACTTACGCAAAATGTACTCTTTGTGACGGCTACCGCCTGCTTACTCCCCAAGAACTCGACAAGATCAAAAGAAGGAAACGCTAATGGTTCCTCCTGATGAAATGCGCGGGTTAATGCCTCAACCACCAGATATAGAGGAACCACCCTCAGAAAATCTTGAGCTTGACGATGCTTATGGTGAAGAAGAGAAAACCGACTCTCCATTGATGAAATATCTAGATCAAGGGAATATTGTCGAAGAGCTAGAAGACAACTCAAAAACAGCTACCGATATTATTGGGTTGTATGATGAGGCTTTTATCTCAATGAAGCCTTGGCGTAAAAAGTACGACCGCGCTCTAAACCTAGCAAAGTTACAGCCCACAGCAAATGGTAAGGAAATAACGAAAAAAACCTTTCCTTTTGACGGCGCAAGCTTGGCGATGATGCCTTACATCCTAGAAGCGGCTCTTGATTTTAACTCTAGATCTGCTCCAGAATTAGCATGGGCTAATAAAATAGTTCACGTTAAAGCGTATGGTAAAAATACACAAGAGAAGGAAGACAGAGTTAAGCGTGTTGCAGATTTTTCCAACGCTCAGCTAGACGAGCTAATCCCGCAATGGAAGTCAGAGCAAGATAAGTGCTTATTTAATCTTCCGATTGTTGGTACATCCTACAAAGAAACATATTACGATTATGAAGAGCAACGAGTAAAATCTGACCTCGTACTAGCGGATAAAATCGTATTTAATCACAATTACTCTTCATTTGAAGAATCCCCGGATAAGTTCAAAGAATGCGAATTTACTAGAAACCAGGTAATCGGGTTTATTAGAGGTGAGCAAAAGTGGGATCTAAGTGAGGATGATCTAGAAGAAGACAAAGAAGACTTTAAATTCATTAAGGCTTATACCTGGATAGATTTAGACGATGACGGTCTCAAAGAGCCTTATGTTGCTATTGTTTACAAAGAAATAGATAAGATTGTCTGTTTGTACCCTTGTTATGACGAGGATACAATTATCATGAATAAAAAAAATGAAATTGTCAAAGTAACGCCTATTGAGTACTTCACCCAGTATCGATTCATTCCAGATCCAGAGGGCGGCCCAATGGGCTTAGGCTGGGGAATATTGTTAGGCCCGATGTTTGAGTCTATCAATACGACAATGAGACAGCTTAACGATGCAGGTACGTTAAGCCTCACCGCTGCAAACTCAGGGCTGATATCTAAGCAAATGGCATCTGGCCGAGGTAATGCGGCAAAATCTGGGCCAATTGAAATCGCCATGGGCAAGTTTACCCAAATAGAAATGAGCGGCTCCGGTAGCTTGCGAGATAACATTGTTCAACTCCCATTCGCTGGTCCTAACCCAGTCATGATGCAGCTATTAGAGTCCCTGATAGCATCCGCTAGGTCAATGACAAATGCCGCTGTGAATGTCCAAGCCCAGGCGGGGGAAGCCGCTGCGCTTTATCTCGCTAAATTACAGCAAGGGTTGAAGATTCCAAACTCCATCATCATGCGAGTACATGATGGCGCTAAGAAAGAGTTTAAAAAAATATCCCTGCTTAATTACAAGCATTTCGACGATGAGCTATACAATAATATCCTTGACATTGATATCCAGGTGTCGATGGAAAAGGATTTCAACCCCAAAGACTTTGATTTAAAACCGGTTGCTGACCCATCCCAGGGATCGGATGTTGAAAGGCTTCAGCGCGCTCAAATTGTTTTTGATATGGCGAAAGACCCTCAACAACCACAGCAGGTTGGTAACTATAGAGCGGCTTATATCGGTCTATTAGAAGCCATGAAAACACCGAACATCGATGAACTTGCCCCTGAGCCAGACCCGAATGCAAAAGACCCCCAGGCCGAAATGCAGCAAGCTATGATAATGCAGCAAATGGCCGATATGGAGCTGAAGAAGAAAGATCAAGATTTAAGAGCCGAAGAAAACAAAATGAAGCAGCTTAGAATCACAATGGAACAGCAAAAGCAGGCTATGCAAGCAGCTAAGGACATGGGAGACCTTGGCATTAGGAATGACAAAACAGAGGCTGAGATACAGCGTTTGTATGTTCAGTCACTTGTTGATTTAGTTAACCTAGGTCTTCCTATTGACAGCGCAATTTCAAAAACACAACAAATAGAAAGTACGTTTATTGATTCCAAGGCCGGGAGTAAAGACACGCCAATAGAACTAGAGTACGATCCATTTAGCGGATCTATAAATGATAGGGTTCCAGATATGCCACCGTCTGAACCTATCTCTCCTTCTGAACCTATGATGGCAGAACCAAATGCCGTACTTTAAAATATACATAAAAGGGAAAGATACTCCACTAGAGTATTACGAAGACTCTGAAGCCATTGAATTCGTGAAACAAAAACTCGACGAGAAATTTGCACCGCTAAAAGAATTCGCAAAGAAAGCATGGGGCGGAATGTCCCCTTTCGATAAGGCGGCATTAGCAACCGCACCACTGCCTATTATTGGCGACATAACCGGCCTAGTAGCTGATGCCGATATGTTTATAAATGATCCAGAAAGTAGGACATTGTTAAATGCGGGGCTTTCGGCAGCTGGATTGATTCCTTTTGTCCCGGCGCTGAGCACGGTTAGAAAAGTAAATAACCCACCTATGGATGAAGCAAGCAAGATGGAAAGAGCGAAAGAGCAGGGATATAAAAGAGGTTTTTACAGGGGCGGTAAGCCCCCGGACGAAAAAGGACTTATGGGTGGTCAGCAATTTTATTCAAGAGATAAAGAATATGCCGAGGGGTTTGGTGAGAAATCGCCAGATTTTAGAGAATATATGTTAAATATCGAGAAACCCCTAAATTGGAATAGTGCTATAAATAAGGCCGATATAGATGATATCGAATCTTATTTGAATAAAATAGGTGACAAAAGATTATCCCCTTACTTGCAGGATATTGTCGCTACTGATTATGAAGGGGAAATATCAGGAGCAACATTATACCAACTTTTAGATAATGTTGGCATTGAAACTCCCGAAGGAATTTTAAAAGCCTCAGGTTTTGATGCAATAGATACAGGAAGAGATGTCCGTAAAATTACAAAAGAAGGGGTCAGAGACCTTACAGCAGCCTTTGACCCCTCTAAGAAGCTAGATCCTAATGTATTTGCGACTGGTGCGGTCGGAGCTATAGGATTAAGCGCAATTAACGATGAAGATAGTCAAGATTGATGTTTATTAACATATCTATAAATACACCCAGTGCCAAGGCTTTTCACTACAGTTTTAGAGAACTTATGCTGGTTCTCTTTAGCTATATTGACTGCCATACCTTCATCTTTACCGCTATAAAGAGGTTTAAGGGCTTGATTAAAATCATCGTCTGGCCAAGTTACACCGTATGTCCAACAATACATATTGCTCTCCTTTTAAAGAGATATTATAACATTAATGTATACAAAATGACAGACTAAAAACAAGCGTAACTTATTGATAATAATAGACAAACAAGAAATATTGACGGCCAGTTTGCTAGAGCATACTGCGGAGCTTACCTTGACATATAAGAAAATAGATCAAATACAACTAGAACAATGGCTGATTAATCCGGTAACTAAAGCATATTTCCAGTCTATTTACTGGAGCAATGATCAATTGAAAGAAGTGCAAGGTAACGGCGGAACATTTAACGTCAATAGCATGGAAAAAACCTTTGTAGATACAGCGCTTTATGAAGGTAAAAAGCAAGGATATGAATGCGCGATGGATGTATTCAGTGAGCTTAATCGGTTTGATTTTTTAGAAGACGGAATTGATGTAGATATTCCAGATTTTAAAGATATAGCAGAGGAGGAGTAATATTTTATGGGGATTACCACGACAATAGAGGTAAAAGAAAGCGGCCTACCTGTCAAGATAGAGTTAAAGGAGTGGATAGAATCAGACCTTGCAAAATCACTTGAAAGCGAAGAAGACTTTAGTAAGTGGGGATTATTTGGGGTTGTCGATTCTTTATGTGCTAATGAGAATTATGAATGCAGTATCGGCAATCAGCTTAGGTTTGAGAATCATGTTTATGCTGCGAACGTGGAAGGGGTAAACATGAAGGCTCTTAAAACAATGATTGGAGAGATATTGATTTCGCTTAGAGATTCGGCGATTGCTCTTAAGCTTGAAGGTATGAACATAGGATCTGGCCGGTTAATTATACAAGATAGGATGGGAGTAGTTATTGACAGGGATGGTGATTATGATGATATTTCAGGAGATGGGGAAAGCACAACGTTTAAGCGATCCAGTAAGTACAAGGCAATGTGGTATGGGTGTATGACAAGGATGCCTGAAGGCTATGAGCACAAGCCACACAACAGAAAATAGAGGATAAATAGATGGATAAAGAGATAGATACAGAATTAAGCTTTGGTGAGGCATTTGATAAAACGAAAAAAGGTGGAGCTATGCGGCTTCCATCATGGATGCCTGACGTTTTAATAAAAGCGCAATACCCCGGCCCATATAGCAAAATGACGGCCCCTTATTTATATGTAGAGTCGAGACATGGGAAAGGACCGTGGAAAGAAACTATGATTGAGCTATTTTCTAATGAATGGGTTTATATAAAATAAATGGAAAGAAGACTAAAGCTAGGTTACATAAGTATGAATGAGCTAGTTGCTCACGGTAAGAATGCCGGTGATGTCTTAGAAGACATGTTAAAAAAACAGAACGCCCATAAGATAAATCAAGCAGATGATTTAACAACAGGGTCGTTATTGATGGTGCTTTATTGTGAGGATTGGCCCATTGTTAAGTTAGGAGCAAAACTAGAGAAGATAGTTTTGCCGTTAGGTAAGCCGAAAGAGACATCGGCAAAAATTGCATATAATCATTAGGAGATATTATGTATATAAGTGATGAAGATGTTAACGCGGCTAAAGAGTTGATAGCCAACGGCGAAGCAGTTCCGGTAGGTTATAGGGTAATGGTTCGCTCTATTCATGTGGATACGAATCTTGACTCGTATTCAAAGAGTGAGTTTCCGACACTTGGCGAGATTGAGTTCCAGGATAAAACAGATGATGAGGCCGTGAGGCAGTCAGTAGGGACTTATTTTGGTTTAGTCGTTGATGTTGGTGATTTTGCCTATGGCGGCGGAAGGCTCGGAGACAAGCCATGGGTAGAAAAAAGCGATGTTGCTATTTTTGAGCGATACGCCGGAGTTAGAGTTGATTTCAACGGTGATGAGTACCGTTTTATGAACGATGAAAACATCTTAGGAAAGATAATGCCTAAAAGTGAGGTAGAAAATGTCAAATGAAGCGCTAGAAGAAAAGCTAGATGTGGAAGAAAATCTAGAGACTGAAGAAAAAAAAGAGCAAGAAGGGTATATGGAGCATGAGCAATGGATCGCGGCTGGAAAAGATCCTGAAAAATTCCGAGGCCGAAAGGCTTTTGATGATCATGGTGAGTCTATCCAGACAATAAAAGATTTGAAAAACCAATTTAGTCGATTTAGTGAAACCGTTGGCGAGCTAAAGGCAACATATGAACAAGATGCCAATCGTCGAGTAGAGCAAGCAAGAACTGAAATTCAGGCGGAAATTGAAAAAGCAAGGGAAGATGAAGATATTCAAGCTTTTGAAGCTGCTAAAAACAAACTCGATGGTTTAAAACAGACAGAACAGACAGTTAGGCCGTTGGGAATTATCCAAGAGTTTTTGAGCAAAAACCCTGTATTAGATGCTAATAGCGATCAATTTGACTCGAATTTATATGGCACATGGGCTAAAACGCATGATGCGACGCTTGATTCTATTCTTAGCGGTGACAGAAACAAACAAAATACTTTAACGGAAGATGAAATATCGAGGTCGATGAATGGTGCTATGCAAACGGCTAAAGGGCTATATCCGGAGAAATTCACGTCTTCTCGAAATTCTCGCCAACAAGCACCCACTGGAGGGACTAAAAAGCCAACGCAATCAGTTGATTACCGCTCCAGGTTAAAAGATATCCCGTCAAATATCATGAATAGCAGAGATACGACTGCAAATATCGATATGTATGATCTTTTGTTGAAGAAAGGATCTAAAAAAGATGCTGACGATTATGCAAAAGCTGTGTTAGGAGATAAATAATGAAAAACAACAATCAAAAGAAGAACGAGATAAACGCTAACAAGAATATCCGAAGCCCTATAGGTGCAGAGACATCGCATCACAAGATGTCAAAAGCGGAAGAGATAAGAATAGCGACTGGAAAGCAGAAACGTATTGATTGGGATCATTATACCCGCCTCCCCGAATATGAGGGAATGAGATTATTTGGGTGTAATGATGAAGACGGCGAATTAAATTCCTGGTTTCAGTTAGGCGCTGAGCCGGTAAAAAGGCAAGGAAAGTCTAGAAAAACGTTTGCAGGTATTAATGATACGTCCGCATCAGAATATGAATACGTTGAAGTGGGAGTTAATCAATATGGAAACCCAATTAAATGTTACCTCTTATTCATACCTGAAAAAAGATATCTGGAACTCAAAATCGAACCTCAAAACGCAAGGAATCAAGCGATCCGCGATTCTATGGGAATGGGGGTTATGAACAATGATGGGCAAGGAAAGATAATGCCTAATATTAAAGGGCTTCAAACCTATGCGCCGAATACATCAGTCAACGGTGAGAAAGTCGGCAGTGGTCATAGAGGACTAAGTACAGAAATGAAGCATGACGCATAACTATTTGCTTATATACTAATACTATTCTATAATATAA